GGGATATTTATAGCCAACTCACCCAACTCTAGATCGGCTGGTACGTTTCCGGGTGTAAGCGAACGTTTAATTTTAATCGTCACATCGGACATTAAAATTCCCCACCATCAAGAGTCGCAAATTCAATAACATCTACTTTTAGAATATCTAATTTACCTGCACTATCCACCGTCAATATAGAACTTGGTGCCAATTCTCCCATAGGATGTTGCAACCAACCTTGAATAGTCGTGAGTGTTGGTTCAGCAACAGGTACAACTAACGATGTTAACTCGGTAACAGCGGCATTTGCTCTTTTATCGTAGTAGTAGATCTTTTTTGCCATTATGGTACTAAAATAGTTGTAGTCTTTGTAGATGCTTTCTTTATTACTACTCTATTTATAGTACCTCTTTTATGTGTGGCCTTGCTTCTTTGGGTTTCAGTCACTACTAATTTTCTCATGCTGCCTCCACGACAAATTTACCCTTCAAGAGCATAGTTTCTACACCATTTAAGTGTCTAACTAGAGTATAAAAATAGGTAGTAGGTTGGAGTTGATCCATAGTTTCTGCGGTTATTTGTAGGGTAGCAACACCATTTGACACGGTAATTGTACCATAACCAGACTCAGAGGATGGGAATGGAAGAACTCCTTCAACGATAGCACCATTTGAATGAACTTCAAATAAGGTATCATAAGGTAGAATTGATTTTTTAACATAAAAAGACAACTCACCCTGTCCTAAATTTATGGCAGTTCCATCGTTTTGAGTGTATTCAAATTCTACAGAATAATCAACACCAAATTCTGCATGTAAGTCGTATATTCCTGCGTCCATTATTTTTTACCCTTTCCGATATGATATTTAGGGCAAAGTTCCCATTCGGTCTTTTCCTTAAATGGAATTATCTTTATTTGATTTAAAGGAGTCAAAATGCTGTTTAATTTTTCCTTATCAACAACGGTTAATAAATTCCATTCCTCTAATAACTTTGCAATCGTATTTCTTCTACCGATATCGGTTTCATCTATGTCAGAACTTAATCCATCCAGAAGAAATAATTCTTTAAAATGCACAATGTAATATTTACTTCTTTTATGTAAAATATGACAGGATTGGTACAATTTCTTCTCTTTTTTGGAAGAAACGCCAATTCTTGTCAATGTTTCTTTAATTTTTAAAAAGGATTCAGAATCCTTAAGTTGCACTTCCAGCAGCGAATTGATTTCAATACTATTCTGTTCCATAATAATAATCCATATTAGTAAACTTCTCCTAATATGTATAATTATTACTTTCTAACCCCGCCAGTAAGGTTGCGTATATATGCAATATGTTCTTTTGTCAACAGAGGCAAAACCTCTAATGCTTTTTTTGTAGAATAATTGTAGTATTGCTTAATCAATTCCAGATCGTCACTATGATCCTTCTTATCCCATTTAGAAAACCGCTTACGCTTACGGACTACCATACGCAAATAGTCGTATTGTAGTTTCTTGGGTAACAGATGCTTCTGATTCATTTCATTTGCATGAAACAGAGTATCCGGAAAATACGATAAAGATCGGTTAATAATATACGGAGAATATTCCTTTTCCAGTAAAGGATCTTCCAAAATATTCTTTTTGGTAATATTGATGGAATTTAACCAATCTGTAAGTTTCATTTGAAGTTGCACTCCATCATCACTTGCACCAAACAAGCAGTCATATTGATTTCTTGATCGGCAACAAATGCAGACTTATACTGATATTCGGAAATAATCAATACAAAAGTAGGAATGCTTTCGGGTTCCATTGTATCCTGCAATCCCTCATACAACTTACGGAACACTTGAGATTGATCGTTGTCTAAGTTTGCAACAACCCACTTTCGAACAGCAGGAAAGTTTTTCTTCTTCATTGCATCGGTTAGATCATCAATATTAAGATCTCCGACTTCCTTAAGAATACCAACATCAATTTCACCGGAAACAGAATAACGCTGCAACTCGTTCAAAAGTCTGCGTAGATCTGGTGCATGACGCATGATGAGTTTAACAAGAACCTTCTCATCATACTTTACCTTTTCTTTGTCCAGAATGAACTTCAAACGATCCAAGATGAATGGACCAAGTTTCATCTTGTCCTTCGGGGTAAACTTGAAATCAATGCATGTGCATCTAGAATGCAGAGGTTCAATCACTCGATTCTTAAAGTTGCAAGTCAAAATGAATCGGCAATTATCTGCAAACTCTTCGATAAATCCTCGGAGAGCAGGTTGAGTTGACTGTGGATTTGAATAATCAAACTCATCTAGGATCACTGCTTTGCGGTTTCCTGTCAAAGACACGGTGCTGGCAAAGTTGCGGATCTTTGTACGCAGAGTGTCAATGTTTCCATCTTCAGAGCAGTTGATAATAATCCACTCCATGTCAAGTTCATTACATAGAGCCTTTGCAACAGTTGTTTTGCCACAACCTGGTCCCCCAGAAAGGAGAAGGTTCTGGAGTTCTCCAGAACCAACCATTTCCTTGAAAGTCTTCTTTAGACTATCGGGAAGAACACAATCATCAACTTTCTGCGGACGGTATTTTTCCACCCACAAGAATGTATCATTGTTTGTTTCCATATATTATCCGTTGTACTTTGAATCCGGTTCTAGTGCAATCCAATACGATAGATTCATTGTTTCGTGAGTAAACTTACTAACAACCTTTTCTGTGATTTCTACATTGTAATCACCATAGATCAACTTTAGATTTTCTACCTTAAAGTAGAATTCAAAGTCTGCATTGGTATCACCCAAATCGACCGAATAACTATTTGAGGTATCGTCGTTCTTGTCGAGAGCAACAAGTTCCATTCTACCATCATTAGACCGCACGGCAATATCAGGAAGTTGCAGAACAGATGCTGCCTTTTGCAGTTCTGTAAAGTTCTTTTGGGTTAACTTGAAGTTTACCACACCAGCAGGCATTTGAATCTTCTTTGTGGGTGTGGTCAACAACTTTGGTTCACAATAAAAATACTTAACAGAAGAACCATTTGAACCAGAAATAACCACATACTTTTGGTGGAATTCAAATTCAGGATCAGTAAACAAACTCACAGTTCCAAGGAACTTGTTAAGATCCCAAACACCAAACTGAGTATCGAATGTTTCGTCTACAGTTGCTTCTGCTAGAACATTCTTTACTGGGGAAATCGTGGTGATAACATTACCCGGATTTACTAGAATGTTGGAATTAATTGATGCATAGTTCTTGAGGATATCAAGAGTTTTCTTTGAGAGTTTAATTGTAGTTGCTGTAGTCATTGTATAGATTCTCCTTTAGACTTCTCTGTAATATACTCGACACTCATACGATTTTCAATTTCTTTTTTGCGACTATTTTGCATTTCAATAGGTTCTTGACTTGATGGCTTGTATGGTTGAAATCCTGGCATGTCCAAAGGACACCAAACCTTAGGATAGTCGAGTTTGCCATAGTTTTCTTTACCATCCACAGTCAAATCTATCAATTGAGTTCCTTGCTTATCTCCACACCCACAAGCACCACAATAGAATGAGTTTGGAAATTTATCACTTTCTTTTCTATTTGAACACGGAATGAGATTATCATCACCATGACAACTCAATTGTCGTAATGTTTTTGTTTCTGGTATTACTTTTTTATTAGTAACGCCGCGAGATGCCATTGATTTAGCAAATGAAGCGGCTTTATGCATAATATTTCTTTGATTCGCCATTGCTTGCTGACGAAGTATGTTTTCATCTGGGGTTTCCATAATCAATCTCCATTAAAAATCTTGAATGTCATTCATAAGATTCTTCAAACCTTTTTCAACAAAATAATTAAAAATCTTGCTGCGATCTACTGTAATTGGTTTGTTGTATTCCGCAAGAATTGCCTGCTCATACTCTTGAGGTATGTAGGACAGATCTACCAACATTTGGTTGCGGTTCCAGTTACTTTGTAGATCGTTTGGCACATTACCTGTGCTAGACCAAGTGTCCAACTTCTTAGAAGATAGTGGTTTTTGTCTCTTGCCGTCTACAGCAAAAACATCATCATCCGAGAGAATATTGGGAATACCATCTCCCGAATCTCCACGCACGATGTTTTCAAACAAAAACTTATCCGGGGATTCACATGTAATAAATCCCTTTTGATTTGGGCTATATTGAACAATATTTGGATATCGCATCAATTGCTTGAAATCTTTATCACCGGAAACAATCAAAATCTTTTCCTGTGTGTGATAGTGCTTAGACAAAGTGGCAATAATATCATCGGCTTCACACCGTTCAATTCGCATTGTACGGTATGGCATATTTTCCGCAACTTCATTACGAATCTTAGTAAGAGTTTCAAAAACTTGCTTCCAATAAAATTCATCCTTTGCTTGAGTCTTTTTCCGATTGTGCTTGTAGAGCGGAAAAATATCTTTACGCCAATAATTACCGGCGTCTTGACAAATTACAAGTTCACCATACTCCTGATGGAATCTATTTCGATAGTAACGATATGTGTTTAAAGTAATATGTCGAATCATATCTTCATCTAACTGATCCGGTGAATTATATTGAGAAAAGATAGATGAAAGTATGATTTGTGTATTGTCAATTAGAATCATTTAATTACCTGTATAATTACGGTATTTTCGTTAAATCTGCCATTCGGGACAGATTCTTTTGTTTTAACAGTTTCCCATGCATTATTAATGGCACGAACGCCACCAATCATGCGCGAGAGTACACTTTTAGGATCACGAAGTTTCTTTGTTTTTGAAGAACCCTCATCAAAACCAATTAGTGTAGTTCCTTTGATTGTAAAACCATCAACCAAAGGAGATGCGTCGTACACAGTAAGTGTACGATATTTTGTGTTGAATGCAACTAATTTCTTTGCACCAATAATTTCTCTAGGATCAACTGAATTCAAATTAAACTCAGTGCATTCCTTCTGATACTTTAATTTTGCAATTAATTGCTCTGGCTTCTTCTTTTTCTTCTTTCTTGGTTTGCGAATCTTCTTTGCAAATTGCGCTTGTGCTTGTAATTGCACAACCATGTCTTGATGGAATTCTAAGTACTTTTTAAGTTTTGGCTTACTGATCCAAGAATATGCTTGCTTTAAATCTTCATCTTTACCAGAAATGGCTTCTTCCAATTCTTTAATTCTTGGTTTAAAAGAATCCGCAATCATTTGCGCTTGCATGGACTTTACATCCTTTTTACGAATCCATTCTGTTATTTCAAATTGAAATTTATTTGATGTTGGTTTTGTTAAATAATTAACCAATTCATCTACACGAATTTCAAGTTCGCAGATATATTCAGAAACTTGTTCATTAATTCTGTCTTGAATTGAAACTTTTGGTTTATCCGCAACTGGTGCCAAATATTGAACTTTAGATCCCTCTTTGATCAAATTATCAATATGAGTTTGAACTAGTTTCTTCTTTGCTTCAGGTAGTGCCACGCCATTGTTAGAAACGCGACAATATGCACCAACACACCGAAAGTCAAAACTTACGGTTGATGCATTTTCCACCTTCTCCTGATCGCTTTTGCTGTATTTGTTTTTCTTCAAATATTCTAGTGTGGCTTTGCGATAGTCCTTTTCAGACCAATTATAATTATACCAATTCAAAGCCTTTTGAATTTGCCAAATGAGTTCACTATCGTCTGTAATCTTCATGGCGGCAATGTTTGGCTCACCACCAAGTAATACAGATTCAACAGTATCACCCCTACCGATGGACTTGTAGCGTTTCTTGCTCATGGGTTATAGTGTATCAGGCATTGCTGCGTTGTCAAGGTTTATAGAAAACAAATACTGGTTCGTATTTGTGAAATCTACCATTAACCTTACAATAATTTTTACACTTTGGTAAACCATCTTCACCCACACGATTTTGACCGGGCATGTTTTCCAGTGCCATCTTTAATGTAAATTTGTATTCCATACCCAAAGACTCTAGTATTTTTCTAGAATCTTCTTCTAATGGAAGGTAATCACCACTTACCAATAAGTCAGCAATATTCCATAAAAGATACCTATCATTCTTTAAATAAGAAACACAGGTTTCTAGTGTTGGTCTTAAAAACCCATCTCGCCAAGAATCATATGAAGAAAATTTCTTATATGATTGATTCTCATCTTCAGAATATGCTTCTCTGTTAAAATACGGTGGTGAAGTAAATACCAAATCTACTTTGCCTTTGTATTGTTGGAAGTTGGTGTTCTCAGAAATGACTTCAGAGCCAAGCTGATATAGATCGCAAGTATTAGTTGAAGAAAAGAAGGGATTCGCTCTATATGTTTTTGTATTATAAAAATCTGCAATAGCATGGTACTTAGAAGAGTGACCATCACATTGCCAATTTTCGGGATTAGGATCAGTTCCAACATAGTGTACATTCCTGTCATCGCGGATAGACATTGCTCCTAGAATTCTACCACCCCATCCACTAGATGGATCGTAAATTACAATACGATCTTGATCCTTGCAGTGTTCTGTAAATCTCTCATACAAATACTTAGCAGTCATTGGTGGAAAGTTGACTGCGGGTTGAATATAACCAATACGGAAAGAAGCAAAACCGGCGGGGAAAACTCTTTCACCCTTCTTGTACAGACGAATGGCATATAATTGATCGTCTGGTAAATTCTCATGATCGAATGTAGAATAATGCCGATATGCCATCTTGGGTTTCCACTTTTCAAACTGCTCTTTTGTCAGTTGAAGAATGTTAGACTGCTCAAGTTGGAAGTAACTACTACTAGCACCTTCCCGTGGAGCAACTTGCTCTAGCATAAAATCGTAACCAGTAAATACGGATGAACTATTAAAAAATGCTTCCATCCATTCATCACCAGATGCTACATCTACTACAGAATATTTTTTATCGTGCTTGATTGTGGATAAGGCATGCTTATAGAAAGAGTCACGACGCAAATGACGCATAGTGCCGCGAATCATTCGTGGCAAATACTTATCGTCAGCAAACATATCGTAAATGGAATATCCCGTATCGTTCGCAGAATAATTGATTCTCGTCTTAAACATATTTGAGAACCACTGATCTACTTCTACACCGATGCGAGATTTATTTACAATTACATCATCAGGAACATTAGATAGTTCATCTGAATGTGTAAATTCATGAACAGGATATTGTCCCAGTTGATTAAACTGATCAATTATATCTTGCTCGTCTTTTCCTGTTCTTGGGGGACAACCATATGTGTCCCATGAATCCAGAATTGCTTTACGCATCTTGATTACCCATTGCTCAAACTCCTTTGGAGTCATTGCAAGTAGATCCTCAAAGTAAACATTTACATCTAGATTATTAATTACGTGGTCATTACGCTCGTAAAAG